CTGGTTATCGCTCGCATGGTCTAAACACAGGGGGCCACAAGCCCCCTGTTTTCTAAGGATTCAAATGGCAACATTTCGCTGTCTTCAGAGTGGCAATACGGTGACGTTCACTCTTCAGCACGATATTGATTCAATGCGCGGTCATGCCGGGTACGTCCGCATCGATGATCCGTCGCCGACTGAGATTGACCGCAACATTACGCCGCTTCGCCCGCCGCAACAGATGCCTCCGCAACGGGGCCGTCCTCGTAAGGTGGTGGCAACGATATGAAACTCTTTGACGTTTGTCCTGTCGCCACCCAGGATGTCCATATCAACTTGAAAAACCGCAACCATGCGTTCAAGGAATATGGCTACGGCCCGCCCAATCCGGACGAGGCTAACGATGCGTTCTGGCTCAAAAAAGCCAAGATGTACAACGCACCTACCGATTCCATCAAGGGAATGCTCTGCGGCAATTGCGCTGCGTTCATCCAAGCCCCTAAAATGATGCAGTGCATCATTGGCGGTTTGGAGAAGGACGAAGAAGAGGGTAAGTTGTCCTACGATGAGCAGTTCGTCAAAGCAGCCGATCTGGGCTACTGCGATCTGTTTCAATTCACCTGTGCAGCGGCCCGCACTTGTGATGCTTGGAAGTCTGGCGGGCCTATTACTAAGGATTGATCATGTACGGAAAAGCGCCCAAAATGTCTACGCCCAAAGCGCCTGCCAAAAAGGGCGGCACTCCGGTCACCATCATGGTGGCTGTTGGCAAGCCCAAGCTGCCCGTCCGTGGCCAGCGCACGATGACCAACAAGATGACCCGAGGCAAGAAATAATGTCTACTTTCCAACTTGACCCAAACAATGTGCCAATGGGTGTGCCCAGCTTGGGCACCACGCAGGTATTTAGCGTCACCAATTCCAGCGTTCAATCAACGGCCTTTGGCGCATCTACTACAATGATCCGTGTATCTTGCTCTCTAGGACATTGCCATTTTCAAATTGGCGCAAATCCAACGGCCAGCATTACAACCTCGCCCATGATGCCAAATAATTTTTCTGAAATTATTCGGGTTAGTCCTGGTCAAAAGATTGCAGTTATCAAAGACGCAGCGGTGACTTCATCTACGTTTTCCGTCACGGAGCTAGTATGAAGACTAAGGCTGAGAAGAAAATCAGCAAGGTCATGCGCGAATTTAAGGCTGGGGAATTGACCTCCAACAAGAAGGTGGTCAAAAACCCCAAGCAGGCTATCGCCATTGCGCTGTCGCAAGCAGGAAAGGCAAAGAAGAAATGAAAGCTGGACTTTACTCAAACATTAACGCAAAAAAGGCTCGTATAGCCGCAGGGTCTGGCGAGAAGATGAACAAGGTGGGGTCTAAAGCCGCGCCCACTAACGCGGACTTTAAGAAAGCCGCCAAGACTGCCAAGCCGCGTAAAAAATGAAGACCCCTGCCTGGCAGCGAAAAGAAGGAAAATCTCCCTCTGGCGGCTTGAACGCCAAGGGTAGATCGTCCTATAATGCTGCTACCGGGGGCAGTCTTAAAGCCCCGGTGAAGTCGGGCGACAACCCTAGACGGGCCTCCTTCTTAGCGCGAATGGGCAATATGCCTGGGCCTGAGTACAAGGACGGCGAACCGACTCGCTTGCTTCTGTCCCTCAAGGCTTGGGGCGCATCGTCCAAAGCGGATGCCGTAGCCAAAGCTAAAGCAATCTCAGCGAGGAACAAGAAGTGAGAGCCCTATCGGTTGGAGTTAGTCCTACAGCGGCAGTTGATACGACAGTCTATACCTGTCCTACGGGCTATTACGCCAAATTTACTGTGATGTACATTCACAACACAGGCGGCGCAACAAAACACATCACTGTGCAATGGTTTGACTCCAGCGCTAGCACTACCCTTGACATTTTGACTTCTGTAAATTTTACGACGAAAGAATATTTGCAGTTTGATGGCAATGCCTATATCGTTTTAGAAGAAGGCGATAAACTCAAAATAACGACTGAATCGGGCAGTTCTTTTAGTTTTATTGCAACATTTGAAGAAGTGGGGCTGACAAGAACATGACCTACCTACAACTGATTAATGAAGTGTTGGCGCGGTTGCGTGAGACGACTGTTTCTACCAATAGCGAAACAACCTACTCGTCGCTTATCGGCAAGTTCGTCAACGATGCCAAGCGTCAAATTGAAGACGCCTTTAACTGGGATGTGCTCTCGCAAGACCTCGCGGTCAATACTGTCGCAAATACTTACAAGTACTCATTGACTGGCGCAGGCCAGAAGTTCCAGTTGCAGGATTCGATTAACATCACCTCCAACGTCGGCCTGAAGAACATCTCCTTTCCGCTGATGAATCGGCGGCAGAACTTTGCTACGCCAGTCTCTGGCATCCCAAGCGAGTTCATTTTCGAGGGGGTCGATGTTAACAACGACGCCAAGGTGACGCTCTATCCTCGGCCTGATGGCGTCTACGCATTGCAATTTACGCTGACGATTCCCCAGGCTGATCTGGCCTCCGACAGTACTGTGCTTTTGGTGCCTAGCGCACTGGTGATACAGAACGCCTTTGCGCGTGCGCTGGCCGAGCGCGGTGAAGACGGTGGACTGTCCTCGTCTGAAGCCTATCAGTTGTACCGCGCCATGCTCTCAGACTACATTGCGCTGGAAGCTACTCGTTTCCCCGACAGCCAGGAATTTGTCGCGGTATGAGCGAACCACTTTCCACTTACAGCATTTCAGCCCCCGGTTTCTACGGGCTGAACACTCAAGACTCGCCTCTTGATTTGAATGCTGGCTTTGCGCTGGTGGCGACCAACTGCATCATCGATCAGTATGGCCGCATCGGCTCGCGCAAAGGGTGGAGTCGCGTCAATAGCTCGTCTGGCAACCTGGGCGCTAACAACGTCGGGGTGATCCATGAATTAGTGCAGCCAGATGGCACGTTGACCGTGCTGTTTGCTGGCAACAATAAACTGTTCAAGCTCGACAGCTCTGATGCTGTTGTAGAGTTGACCTACGGGGGCGGGGGTACAACCCCAACCATTACCGCCAGCAACTGGTCTTGTGCTTCGCTCAACGGCATCACCTACTTCTTCCAAACTGGCCACGATCCGCTGATCTTTGATCCTGCGGTGAGCACATCCACCTACCGGCGCGTTACTGAGAAAACAGGTTACGTCGGCACGGTGCCCAGCGGCAACATTGTGATCGCCGCCTTTGGCCGTTTGTGGGTTGCAAATACATCTACGATCAAGAACACGGTGTACTTCTCTGACCTGCTGGCCGGTCATGTTTGGTCTACCGGCACCTCGGGTTCGCTCAACGTAGACCGGGTATGGCCCAATGGCGCAGATGAGGTGCAGGGTCTTGCAGCGCACAACGGCTTCCTGATCATTTTTGGCAAGCGCCAGATTCTGGTCTACGCTAATGCCACCACGCCATCTACTATGTCGCTCGGTGACACGGTCGGGGGCATCGGTTGCATTGCGCGTGACTCAATCCAGACCACCGGCAAAGATGTGCTGTTCCTGTCTAACTCGGGCCTGCGCTCTTTTGCCCGAACGATTATCGAGAAGTCAGCGCCGCTAGGTGACTTGTCGAAAAACGTGCGAAACGATTTGATGAACATTGTTGGCAGCGAGACGCTCGCCAACATCAAGTCGGTCTATTCTGAAAAAGAAGCCTTCTATCTGCTAACGCTGCCGTCGGTCAAAGAGGTCTACTGCTTTGATACCCGCGTGCAGTTGCAAGATAACGCGTTTCGGATTACGAACTGGGACTCAATTGAGCCGACTGCGCTACTGTCACGACGCAATGGCGACCTGTTGATTGGCAAGCTGGGGTACATCGGAAAATACGGGACGTATAAAGACCACACATCCTCCTACCGGATGCAGTACTACACGAACCACGCTGACCTGGGCGATCAGAACGTCACCTCAATTTTGAAGCGCCTGAAGGTGATCGTCATCGGCGGGTCTAACCAGTACGTCACAGCAAAGTGGGGATTTGATTTTTCGACAAACTACTTGTCGGCCAATATGTACATCCCAACGCAGGGAGAATCACAGTACGGCGTGGCTGAATATGGCGCTAACGGTGTGCCTGTCGCCCAGTATTCTGATGGCATTGCGTTGCAACAATTGCAGACGCAAGCCAGCGGCAGCGGTAAGGTTGTTCAGACAGGATACGAGAGCGACATCAACGGCTCATCTATGTCGATCCAGAAGATCGAAATCCAGGCTAAAGAAGGGAAACTATCGTGAGCGATTACGTTCAAAGCACAAACTTTGCGACCAAGGATGCGCTGTCATCTGGCGATCCGCTCAAGATCGTCAAGGGCACGGAGATAAACACCGAGTTTGCCAACATCGCTATTGCGGTGGCGACCAAGGCCGATCTGGTTTCGCCGACGTTTACGGGTACGCCAGCGGCTCCTACAGCGTCCTTCGGGACGAGCACCACGCAAGTTGCTACTACGGCATTTGTGCAAGCCGCTATGGCGGCGCTGTTCCCTGTTGGCGCGATCTACACCGCTGTGGTATCAACTAACCCAGGTACGTTGCTGGGTTTTGGCACCTGGACTGCGTTTGGTGCTGGCCGCACTATGGTGGGTTTTAACGCTGCTAATGCGTTATTCGATACAGCTGAAGAAACTGGTGGTTCTGCGGATGCGATTGTTGTCAGCCACAATCATACATTGACTGACCCAGGGCACAATCACACATATACAAAAGTTAATAACGCATCTCCACAATCGGGTAGTGAAACGAATTGTTTTGTCAATACGACTACAGACAATACAAGCACAGCTACCACAGGCATCA